GCTAATATATCCCGGACTCGATTTGCAATGGACTCTACTCGCTGCCGGCTGACGCCGCGGGACTCAGAGACCTCGCGGGGGGTTTTACCCAATAAAATAATTTCGCGGGCAATCTCGATGGATTGCTCAGTCATGCGGGTTTGAGAGACCGCATCATTAAACTCTGTGTCAGTGATTTGCATTTAACGCCTCAACAAATATCTCGCCCGCCTGCCGCAGGCTTTTAGCCAACTGATTGGCTTGATTTTGCGCGGTAGCAGCATCCGTGGAAATCTCCGGCATTCCTGCGACGATAAATCCATCCCAAGTTCCGTCGTCGTTTTTCTTGACAAAACCAGAAAAGGAGCTGATTGCGAAATCGTTTTCCTTTTCAAACTCGAATAATTCTGCTGAGATTTTGTCTAGCGGTTCATCGCCAGTCGGAATCAGCTCTTTTGTTGGATGATAATTTCCGCAGAAATGAAAATCGGTGGTGTGGGGTGAAGAAGCTGAGTATTCAAATGCGCTAATGTCAAGCCCGATTTTTTTCAGCCTCTTCTTTAGCTCTTTTTCAATATCTTCCCACCAGGGCCAATCTGTCGCAGCTTCACGCGACTCTTTCAGCGCGTGCTTTTTTGCGGCATCAGTTAGATCGTTGAAAGTGTAGTTTTTAGTCATTTCCAAATCCTCGATTGTCTGTTGAAATTGTCCCATTTTCATTTCTCCTACCCCTACAGTCCGGGGTTGTGGACTGTGATCTCTGTTGGCCTAGGCATCGTGGTGTTCTGTGCGCGCTGTCTCAGACAGGTCATTATCGTTATAGCTGAGACCGTACTCATCAACTCCCATGTAGCCAAGATCGTCTGCTTTTGCCTCGCAAGCCTCGTTTGATTCGCCATCGATTGTTGCAACAACTTCGTTCGTTTCTGTGTTGTAGATGTATGCTTTCATTGGTTATTCTCCTTAGTTAATGTCTGACCACAACTATAGTATCGGACATCTGGATAAATAATGCAACCCTTTTTTGCAATAGAAGTATTGTTTGCTTAATATTTAACCCAATACCCCATAATGAACAATAATTAAACAAACAAACACATACCCTCTTGATCTTTGGAAAAAAATGAGCTTTAATCATTATAATTAGAGATAAATGTAACTAGAGAGCCGCCCCTAAAAGGCGGTTTTTTTGTGCCAATTAATTACGCCTCGCCATGTGCGGGGTTTTTTATTGCCTAGAGAAAAGTAAGGAACAACGATGGCAGCCCTAAGTAATGGCAAATGGGAGTATTTCGCCCATGAGGTTGCGAAAGGTCTCTCACCAGAAAAGGCGTATGTAGCAGCCGGATATAGTGAAAGAGGTGCAAGGCAAGCTGCTAATCGCTTACGACAGAATGTAGACATTGACGCCAGAATTGAAGAAATCCGAAACAATATTACAGAAAGGGCTATTGAGAAGAGCGCCGTAGATAAATCGTGGCTGTTAACGCGCTTGGCTGATGAGGTCAAAGCGGATTTGGCGGATCTTTTTAGCGATAATGGATCTATTAAGCCTATCAATGAGTGGCCAGAGATATGGAGGACGGGCTTAGTTACAGGATTTGACGTCCACCAAGAATACACATACGAGCAGGGGAAAAAGATTCCTGACGGCGTGATGATGAAAATAAAGATCGCTGATCGGTTTAAGCGACTAGAGGCGATTGGTAAGCATATCGATGTCCAGGCGTTTAAAGAGCGCGTCGAACACTCTGGAAAGATCGGCATTGAAGACTTAAGCGACGAAGATTTAGATGACAAGATTCGACGACTTACAAAAGAAACAGCAATTGTTCCTGCTGATGCAGGAGAAAGCGAATAGAAAGAAATTTAACAGGCTCGCTGGATATGAGCCATACGAAAAACAGAAGGCATTTCACAGGGCTGGAGCCACAAAAGCCGAGAGACTTTTTAGGGCAGGCAATCAGTTAGGAAAGACCTATTCAGGCGGTTCAGAGGTCGCGATACATCTAACCGGAAGATATCCGGACTGGTGGGATGGCGCTGTATTTGAAAACCCTACCAAGTTTTGGGTCGCCGGGGTTACTGGCGAATCAACAAGGGACAATCCGCAAAGAATACTAATGGGACCACCTCAAGTTAAAAGCTTGTGGGGGTCTGGGGCAATCCCGAAAAACGCCATAAAGGACTTCACTATGTCGAGGGGCGTTCCGGACTTGCTTGATAGTGTCGTAGTGTCTTGGGGCGGCGGCGGCGATATTCAAGCGCCTGAGTCCTTGCTTTTATTCAAAGCGTATGAAAAAGGGCGCGAGAAATGGCAGGGGGACACCATTGATGGGTTGTGGTGTGACGAAGAGCCGCCAGAGGATATTTATTCAGAAGGCCGAACAAGAACCCAAAATGGTCAACTGGGGATATTTGTTTTGCTTACAATGACCCCCCTCCTGGGGATGTCGTCTGTCGTTAGGGCTTTCATGAAAGATGAGACAGGCGATAAAGCTGATATAAATATGACAATAGAGGATGTCCCTCACTACTCTAAAGAAGAAAAACGAAAGATTATAGCGGGATACCCTAAACACGAAAGGGATGCACGAGCTAAAGGAACTCCAATCTTAGGTAGCGGGCGCATTTACCCTGTTGCCGAAGAAGAAATTGCGATTGACCCATTTAAAATACCAGCCGAATGGCCGATGTTGGGGGCGCTGGACTTTGGATGGGACCACCCGACAGCTGGGGTAAAGCTGGCCTGGGATCGCGACTCCGACATTGTTTATATAACCAATACTTACAAAAAAAGCCGCGCCGTACCACTGATTCATGTTGCCGCACTAAAGCCGTGGGGCCCTATCCCGTGGGCTTGGCCCCACGACGCTATCCAGCATGACAAAGGGTCAGGCACCAAGCTTAAAGATCAATACAAAGAGCATGGACTGAATCTTCTGCCTAATAGAGCAACATTCGAGGATGGGTCAAACGGCGTCGAAGCTGGGCTGATGGACATTCTTGAGCGCATGCAAACTGGGCGACTTAAAGTATTTAATCATCTTAGTGACTGGTTTGAAGAGTTCCGTTTATATCATCGGAAAAACGGCAAGATCAACAAAGAATATGATGACTTAATGGACAGCACACGCTACGGAATAATGATGCTAAGAGAGGCAAGAGTGCCGACAAACAGATTGCCGAGACGGCGCGAATCACAATACAGGCCCGCAGATGGAGCAGGATATTGATTGATATTGGGGTAGTGCTCAAAAGCGAGTTCGATGCTGCTGAGAAGGACCGTCGAGAGCAGGAGGCTGTCTGGATTAAAGACCTGCGGCAGTATCGCGGCATCTACGATCCGGATGTACTGAGTAAGATCCAGAAAAACAAGTCCCAGGCGTACATGCCAATCACCCGCGCAAAAGTTCGTTCAGTGGATGCCCGTGTCATGGATACGATATCTCCTGCAGGATCAGAAAAGAACTGGTCGATTCGCGCCACACCTGAGCCAGAAATCTCTGAGACACAACGCGCCGAGGTGTTAAGCGAGATCCAATCGTCTGGCGAAACCCCGACAGAAGAAGAATTGAAATTAACCATCAAAGACCTGACTGATAAAGCGGCGTCAAGGATGGAAAGCGAAATTCACGATCAGCTTATCGAGGGTAAATATATCAATGTCGCTAGAGCTGTGGTTCATTCAGGTAATTTATTTGGTACGGGTGTTCTAAAAGGCCCGCTAACCGATCACCGACAGAACCATAAGTGGCGTAAAACAGAAATCGGCTATGAAATGGAAAGCCAAGAGCGGCGTCGACCGTATTTTGAGTTCGTGCCGATCTGGGATATCTATCCAGATATGTCCGCAACCGAGCTAGATGATTGCGATTATATCTGGCAGCGTCACGTCATGAATAGGGCGCAACTCAGGAAACTGGCGAAGCGCAAGTCGTTTAAAGGTAAACTAATCAATAAATACATTGCCGAAAATCCGGACGGTAATTTTGAAAAGAAATCACACGAAAACGACCTGGATTCAGTCACTAACAACACAACAAACCGCAAAAGAAAATATGAAGTCCTGGAGCGTTGGGGCTATCTGGATGGGAAAGATTTAAAAGACTGCGGATGCGATATCAGCGATGAAGACCTAAACCAAGAATTTGAAGCCAATATCTGGTTGTTAGGGGATCAGGTTATTAAAGCTGTTCTAAACCCCGCAGAGCAAAAGGCAAGACCGTACCACTTCTATTATTTCGAGAAAGACGAGACTAGCGTATTCGGAATATCAATCCCATCAATCTATCGAGATCCGCAAAGATTGTTCAATGCAGCCATACGAATGGCGATCGATAATGCGGCTATCTCGGCGGGACCGCAGATAGAGGCAAACCGAGAGCTATTACCAGACGAAGACCTGCAGGATGTTTTCCCGTTCAAGATATGGCAGGCCGTAGGGGACGGAAGCTCTCCTGCGCTAAGGGTTTATAAACTGCCGTCATACACCAAGGAACTATTAGCGTTTGCCCAGTTTATCAAATCGATAGGTGACGAGATCAGCACCATACCATCCTACATGCACGGCGAAGAGGATAAGGGTGCAGGGAATACCGCAAGGGGTCTGTCTATGCTGATGGGTGCGGCCAATATGACCACGAAGGACGTGGTGCGCAATTATGATCAAGGTATCACTAAGCCATTCATTACGGCAATGTATCACTGGAATATGCAATTTGGAGACAACGAGGAAGCGAAAGGGGATTACGAAGTCGATGCGCAAGGCGTGACAACGCTTGTATCGAAGGAAATTCGATCTCAAGAACTGAATCAAATCGCCCAGCTAGCGGCAAATCCTGTTTATGCTCCATTCTTTAAACAACACGATATCGCAATGGAGATTGCCAAGAACCAGGATAGTTCTAATCTGGCAAAAGATACTGAAGAGGTTATGGTCGCCGCATGAATGAGTACATCACTAAGTGTAGGGATGAAAAGGACACGCTGGCCGGTAAGGCATTTTTAGTCCTGCTCGAAAAGGCAGTCGAGGACTGGAAAGATAAAAACGTGGGTCTTCCGTATGAAGAGGTGCTCCGATATCACGGCGCGATAGAGCATGTGAATAGATTATTGATACAGATTAAGAACCCGCCTCCTGAAAAACAGCGAGACGGGGGATACAACCCCTGAACCCGTAAAGGATATTCAGGATAACTATTGGATACGACCGGCTTAGCGCCGGTTTTTTTGTGCTTGCTGCCCGGGAACGGTTACGGCGGACAAGGAAATCGAAGGTCGCCCAGAGAGAGGTAGAAGATGGAAAACGAGTACGACGAGGCATTTGACGAGGAAGAAGTAGAGGGAAGCATCGAAGAGGAAGTTGAGGAGGTAGATGAGGAGATCCCGCTGGAGGAATCCGGCGAAGAGGAGAGCGAGAAGGAAAGTGAGGACAGCCCTGAAGAGGATACTGACTATAAATCGCTTTACGAACAGGAGATCCAAAGAACCAAATCATGGGAAGGTCGACTAAGGGCCGCTGATCAGAAGATTAAGGAATTAGAATCGACGAAAAGCGACACCCCGGAAAAGCCTGATAACCCACAAAATGACGCAACTGACGATCTTGAATCGTTCTTTAGTGATTACCCGGAACTCAAAGATCCACTGAATGCAATCATTGAAAAAAAGACCAAAGGTGAATTAGCGCCTGTACTAGATACGCTAAATAAACTCCAAGAAGGTTTCGATGAAAGATTGCAGCCAGTCCAATCGTATATGAGGGAAAGGGCCGCCAAGGAACACTTTGATTCAATCTCTGCAAAACACCCTGATTATCTGGACATTGTCAATTCCGGAAAATTGGATGCCTGGATAAAGACTCAACCCATTTATCTGCAAAAAACATACGAAGAGGTCATTAGTCGCGGATCGGCAGAAGAGGCCGTTGCGCTACTTAGTGACTACAAAAAAACACTAACCAACAACAAATCCCAAGCAGCACAAGAGACTCGTAACCGCCAAGCGATAGAGAGTGAGGCAGTACGAGGCAAGTCAGGAGGCCCACCAAGAGGGCAGCCGGACCCAGATGACTTTGATGGTGCATGGGATGACGAGGACTAAAAGCCATGCCAACTACATCATATGGTGATATTTCACCACGTACCGCAGCAAAAGCTGCAAAAGAGTTTCTCAAGCGAGGTGTGCCTTACCTGGTGTTTGAGAAATTCGGTCAGTCAAAACCATTAGGTAAAAACGAAACTAAAGCCATTACGTTTCGACGCTACAACGCATTGAGCGCCACCCCAGCCACGTTGACAGAAGGTGTGACGCCGGCTGCCAAATCGCTAACCAAGACAGACGTAACCGCCACCCTTTCTCAATATGGAGACCTGGTAACTACTACAGATGTAGTCATGGATACCCACGAGGATCCAGTTCTTCAGGAAGGTCTGGAAGTGCTTGGAGAGCAAGGCGCAGAAATGATTGAGATTGTGCGCTTTAATGGGCTGAAGGCTGGAACCAATGTCGAGTATGCGAACGGAACCGCAAGGAACCAGGTTAATACTCCAATAAGCTTGAGCTTGCAGCGGCGTATTACTCGGTCTTTGAAGCGCCAAAACGCCAAAAAGATCACCAAGGCATTAAAGAGTACGCCTAATTACGGCACTGAAAATGTTGCACCGTCATTTGTCGCAATCTGTCATCCAGATTGTGAGGGCGACATCCGTAATCTTGCAGGGTTTACCCCCGTCGAGCGTTACGGCTCCATGACGCCTTTTGAGTCCGAGATCGGCAAGGTAGAGGATGTTCGCTATCTGACGTCTACAGTATGCGCTCAATGGGCAGATGGAGGAGCAACCAAAGGCACCATGTTGTCTACCGGTGGTACGGTAGCGGACGTGTACCCCATTCTCTTTTTTGGGCGCGATGCTTACGGCATTGTCCCCCTCAAAGGAAAGAATGCGATCACTCCAATGGTAGTCAACCCCAAGCCTACTGACTCTGATCCTCTTGCACAACGAGGTCACATCTCATGGAAGGGCTATCAAGCTATAACCATCCTGAATGATCTTTGGATGAGCCGGGCGGAAGTTGCTGTCAGTGAAAATCCATAACAATAACGGAAGCTAATTAACGGGGCGCAATGCGCCCCTTTTTTATGAGGTGACAAATGAATATTACCAATCTGATTAACCAAATCAATGACCCTGCTGCGAAGCACGCTATGCAGCTTATTTACGACGAACTAAAGGATAAGTTCGATAACCACACCCACAACGCAGATGGCTCGCAGGTTGGATCGTATTACACGTCAAAGCCACGCTCTGATGCCGAAACGGTCACTGCTGGTACTGCACAAACATTTTAGGAGTTGTTATGCCCAGATATACAGAAAACTCTCTTTCTTCCAAGACAGAAGATCAATTAATCGAAATCGGAAATAAGAAATTCGGTATTGACCTGATGGGAAAAAAGAAAGATGAAATGGTCGCTGCAATCATGGAGATTAGCTCCAACGATGTGCCTCCGACGGAACAAAAGAAATACCGACTGACTATACATGAAGGAGCTGGATCTGACGAGAAAGATGCGGTGCCTGTCTCTGTAAATGGATATGCCAGACTTATTCCACGAGAGAAGGAGTGCGTCGTACCTGAAGAGGTGATCGAAGTGCTTAAAAACGCGGTTCAGACCGTATTTGAGCGGAATAAAGAGGGTGAAATTGTTTCTCGCCCTGTTCGTCGGTTTAACTTCACTTACGATCCCGCATGACAGATATAAGCGTTTTCAGAAAAGAGCTGGCGATGGATGTGCCAAACTGCCCGTATCCCGCTATTGATAGCGCAGTAAGGCGGGCAGTAATCTCTTTTTGCGATGACACTCATTATTGGGTAGAAGAGCATTCACCAATCACCCTTCTTAAAGGCATATCTAAATATTCGCTGTCTGCACCTGTCGATGGCAGGATCATCATGCCGGATAACGTCAAGGTCAATGGAAGTGCAGTGGCGTTTGATTTCATTCCGGGCGAAACCTCTTATCTTGTGATCGATGAGCCAGTCGAGACGGACGTAAACGCCATGACGCTGGATATCATCCTTAAGCCTTCTCGTGATGCGCAGACCGTTCCGATGATCGTGTATGAGGATTGTTTCGAGGCGATTCGGTGTGGCGCACTTGGGTATTTAATGGAGACTCCAGAAAAGCCTTGGACCAATATTCAATTATCCGCATTCCATAAAGACGAGTTTAGGAAAGCGAAATCGTCCAG